TGGCTAATTAACCTTATTGTGAAACATGGGGTCATCACTGATGCCAATCGAAGATCAGATTGATGACTTGGTAGAGTCTTTCGATGCCAGATTTCAGGAGGCTATGCGCGATATTATCAAGCGGCTCCAGGAAAAATTGACGCACGAACAATTGGTCTTTTTGCTTGAGTCTGGTGACATTGCTGCGATAGAAGAAGCTTATCGTGATACGTTTGATGTTATTAACAGCGGCTTAACGCCTGTATTTGAAGAAGAGTCGCTTAGTGCTGGTCTTTTTCTTATTGGCTTAATACCGGCGGCATTCGGTTCACCTTCGTTTTCATTGACTCGCCCTGAGACCGCATCAGTTATTCGTGACACCCAGATGCGAATGGTTGACTCGATGACGCAGACTACTTTGCAGGGTATTCGCCTGATGGCTCGTCAGCCAACAACTGATTACGAAGGTCAGGCTAGGCGGTTTATTGCCGGTGTCGGACTGTCTGACAGGAATGCTCAAGCCATAATAAATTACGAAAATGCCTTGAGGAATAATTCATCGGTTGCAATAAGGCGCGCACTTAGGGATAAAAAGTTTGATGAAAGAGTTCTCAGGGCGATCAGGGGCGGCTCACCCTTAAGCGAAGATCAAATTCAGATGATGGTTTCGCGTTACCGTGAGAAAATGACAGAGCATAGAATCAAGCTGATTGCTTTCAATGAGAAGTGGGCTGCTTTCAATGCTGGGTATGATGCCGCGTTAAACCAGGCTATTGATGAGGGCTTCGTTGATGAAGGCGGTATTCGTAGATTCTGGATACATCGTGGCGACTCCAATGTCAGGGCTGCTCACATGGCCATACCAAGAAACAACCCCAAGGGCGTTGGTCCAAAGCAGGCTTTTACTTCACCGCTTGGACCCATTCGATTTCCGCATGACCCGCAGGCTAGCCTGAGCAACACGGCAGGCTGTCGTTGTATCATTCAAGTTAAGTTCGTAGAGCCATCATAGATAGGTTTTCTTTATGTATTTGACCGTTTTTATATTAACTTGGTTATGTTTAATCAAAAAACCGTCAAAACATTGACTCATTATTACTATCTTTCTATCATCGATTCAGTCTTAATGTTTTTTTGACTATATTGGTGAAGAATAAATGTCAGAACTGGTCTCATCCAGCGCAGAAGCCAAGATTCTAAAAGTTGACGCATCGCAAGGTGTTGTCTATGGCATGGCTATCGTTTGCACGATAGACGGCGCTCCATACTTTGATCTTCAAGACGACCATATTACTCAGGATGCCATGTTAAAGGCGACCACAGATTTTATGGAAGACGTTCGCGTGAATAAGGATATGCACGCAGGCGAAAGCACTGGGCAAGTCATTCATTCATTTCCACTCACCGATGACATCAAGAAAGCCTTCAATATTAATTCAAATTTAACTGGCTGGATGGTTGGCGTAAAGCCAAGTCCTGAATCGCTCCAGAAATTCGTCAATGGCGAATACACTGGTTTTTCTATTGGCGGATTAAGTTCGAGTCACGAGGTTTCCGATGCCTAAGAAAATTATAACCAAACTCCAGCTAAACGAATTAAGTAATGTTGACCGTCCGGCTCAGAGGCCAGCTTTGGCTCTGATCGTAAAAAGGGTGGGCGGACAAGTCGAACAACAACCCAACGAGGAAACTCTTATGCCTGAATCTAAAACAGGAACAATCGAGAAAGCTGATTTTGAAAAAGAAGTCAGTAAACTCAAATCAGAAATTAAAAAGTTCAGCAGCGAAAAAGAATCTTTGCAGGCTGAATTAGCAAAGGCTCAGGCTCAAGCTTCTTTCACTGATGCAGACAAAGCGGCTTATGCCCAAATGTCCGAGTCAGAGAAAGCAGACTTTGAAAAACTTGACGCTAAAGAGCGCAAGCAGCTTATAGCAAAGCGCGCCGCTTCTGACGAAGCCCTAATAATTGACGGCAAGGAAATTCGCAAGTCTGTTGTTGGCGAAGATTCTTTTGCTGTCTTCACTGCCATGCAAAAGCGTCTTGATCTTTCAGAGCAGATTGCCAAGAAAGAGCGTGACGAGCGTCTGATGACTCAGATGACCAAGCGCGCAGAAGATACTTATCCTAATATCCCTGGCAAGCCCGAAGAAAAAGGCAAAATGCTGATGGGTATTGAGAAACTTGGTGCTGACGAGAAAGAGCTTGTTGAAAAAGCCCTGACTGTTGCTAATGCCGCTATTGCCAAAACCTTCAAATCAGAAGGACATGGCGAAGACGCATTAGTCACCACTGATAAGCTTGATCAAATGGCTAAGAGCTATGCTGAAGAGCATAACGTATCTTACCACCAAGCTTACGACAAGATCATGGACACGCCTGAAGCTCAGCGTATCTATGCAGACAGCCTTACACACTAATTGGGAGTTTTAGCATGTCTACAGAACAAAGAGTATTAACCTTAACTGTCGAGGCTTCTGCTGATCTCTCTGCTGATCAGTACAAGATCGTCGATATTGACTCAAATGGCCAGATCGCTCTGGCAGGCGCAGGTGGCGGTATCGGCATTCTGCAAGATGCCCCATCTGCTGCGGGTGCCGCAGGCAGCGTAGGTTGCGGTGGAATTTCAAAAGTGTTGTGTGGCGGAACCGTTACAAAAGGCGGTCCTGTTGCTTCAAACGCGAGTGGTTTGGCTATTGATGCGCTAACTACTAACTACATTATTGGGCAGGCGCTCGATACCGGAGCAAGCGGTGATATTATCCGCGTGTTGATGGCATCGCCTGGTCGATTAGCGTAATTTAACTAGGAGACTTAACTAATGCCAAACCCATTACAGTCCGACATTCATGTAAACGTACCGCTTACACAGATAAGCATTGCGTTCTTGCAGAATCAAATGAACTTTGTTGCTGACAGAGTGTTTCCAAACATTCCGGTTAGCAAGCAGAGTGACCGTTATTACACCTACGACCGAGGCGAGTTCAACCGTGATCAGATGGAAGTTCGCGCCCCCGCTACTGAATCAGCAGGCGGTGGTTACACGGTGGATAATTCACCTACTTACTTTGCGCCTGTTTATGCCATCCACAAGGATATTGCAGACGAGCAGCGCAACAACTCTGACCCCGTTATCAACATGGAGCGTGATTCAACTAACTGGGTGACTCATCAAGGCTTGATCAAGCGCGAAAAACTTTGGGCAGCCAAATATTTCGGCACGTCAATCTGGGACACTGATATTACTGGTGTTTCGGCTAGCCCTACAGGTCCACAGGTTTTACAGTGGAATGATGCGGCTTCAACCCCTATTGAAGACATTCAGGCTGGCAAGATTGCTGTTCTTGGTCAAACAGGCTTTGAGCCTAACACGCTGACAATGGGTGCCGAGGTCTGGTCCGCATTGCGTGATCACCCTGATATAGTTGATCGCATCAAGTATGGTCAAACCCCTGGATCGCCTGCCCAGGTAACAAGGCAAGCGGTTGCGGCGTTGATGGAGCTTGACGAGATACTGGTTACTAAAGCTATCGTTAATACGGCTGCCGAAGGTCAAACACCTTCGCATTCATTTATCGGTGGCAAATCAGCACTGTTATCTTATCGTCCTTCAAGCCCTGGTATTCTGGTGCCATCAGCAGGCTATACATTTAGCTGGACTGGTCATCTTGGAGCCGGTGCTATGGGCGGTCGTATCAAGCGATTCAGAATGGAAAGCCTGGCGGCAGACCGTATTGAACTTGAAATGGCGTTCGATCAAAAGGTAGTAGCACCAGAACTGGGATACTTCTTTACCACTGTTGTAGCTTAACAGTAGGGCGCAATATAACTAGAAACGGAGTGCCCCTTTATTGGGGCACTTTTGCTTGAGGATACGGTTATGGCACAGCCACGACGCAGGCTCATTAAGAACGAGCCTTTATATGTAAGAAAGCCTTTCACCATTAATGGCCAAACGGCTGTTGCTGGCAAGGAATTTAAATATCGACGTTTATCGATTTCACCGCGCCGCGTTATGCAGCTTTATGAGACAGGCTATTTGGTTGGCGAAGAGATGGCCAAGCATTTGGTTCAGGTCTTAAAGCCAGTCAGAGACGACGAGTCTACAGGCCAAGGTCTTGAGATGATCGCTGTTGGTGGCGGCTGGTGGGATGTGTTGAAGGACGGTGTTCGACAGAACGAGAAAACATTACGCAAAGACGATGCGTCCGAACTTCTTGCTTCCATGCAGGAATCCTCTGGCGAGGCTGACAAAGATGAGTAATGTGCTATTCAACCCAACACCGGAAGAGATGTTCGCCAGACATAAGGGGCGCATAGAAAGGTGTCGCATAGCCATTGAAGATGAGATTAAAAAATCATCGCCTAATGAAGAGAGGGTTGCCTCTCTTGAATCAGAGATAGCTACTAGAAAAGCCGCTATTCCTAAATTAGTGGAGGGCTAAGATGCCAGCAGTAACCTTAAATTTATATGACAAATACCGTGAAGGAAACTTTGACGGCAATTCAGTCAATATCGAAACCCCAGGCGGCAACGGGATTAAATGTGCGATAGTCGCAGCCTCTTATACTGTAGATCAAAACCTGCATGACTTCTGGGATGATGTCAGTGCCAATGAGGTGTCAGGCACCGGATATGTGGCTGGCGGCAACGTCATGTCTACCGGGACAGTGACGGTTGATGGTGCGGGGCTTGTAACTGTAGATATTGGTGATCCGGCAACATGGACAGAAAATGGTGCTGGTTTCTCTAATGGTCGCAGGGCGATTATTTATCACGATACCGGAACAGGGTCTACATCAAGGCTTATCGGATTCTCGAATGATTTTGGTGCTGACCAAGGCAATTTGAACGGTGACTTCAGCGTAACAGTCAACGCATCAGGTTTATTCACGTCAGCGAGATAAATAATGGCATTATCCAGAGTCATTGACTGATGTATATTCCAGAGTTTTTCAGGCCGCAAGAGCTTGTGCCGAATAGCGTGTGGTCTGAGCGCGGAATGAACTCTCTGGAACTTCTGGATGACAGGCTGTTAATAACTCTTGACGACCTGAGAAAAGCTTATGGTTCGATTACTATTAATGACTGGTTGTGGGGTGGAAAGAATCATTGGCGCGGCTTGCGTACCAGTGATAGTCCTGTTGGAACGCAATACAGTCAGCACAGGTTTGGTCGGGCGGCAGATTGTACGTTCAGGCATGTTTCCGCTGAAGATGTCAGGGCTGATATTTTAAACCATCCTGATCGGTTCCCACTCATTAACTCGGTAGAACTTGATACTAGCTGGCTTCATTTTGATGTAAGAAATTGCGAGCGTATTAAAACATACCGTCCTTAATTATCTAGCAAGAGGTTAAATCTATGGATGTTTTAAAGGGTTATCGAACGGTAGTTGTTGCGGCAGTCGCCTTGATTGCTGGCATTTTATCGTTATCTGGTGTTGCAGATATAGGGCTTGATCACCAAGCTGCTATAGTCGCCACCGTAATGGGCGTATTACAGATCATTCTACGCAAAATGACCACTACACCGCTGGGGGCGAAATGAAGCAAATAATTGCAATATTGCTAGTTGTCACTTTATCTGGATGCCAAGGTTTAGGTGACAGACCAAATAATGCCCGTGTAGGGTTGAGCAAAACACTTCTCACGCTTGCAGAGCGAGCTGACTCGCTTGAAAGAGCGGGAACAATAAGCAATGAGAAGGAAGATGCTATTATTGCCAAATTAATCAGGCTTAACGATATCAACTTACAGGCAGGCAAGTTTTTGGGTGATCCAATTTGCCCAGAAGAATTTAGCCGTGTGCGGTGTATCGACTCGGTTTTATTTCAAATTGAACAGGAGCTATCGAAATGAGTATCACGGCGATAGAAATAATTGCGATTACGCGAGCCATCAGTCAAGGCATAGTCCTGATTGAAGACTTGCGTAATTTGTCTAAGAAAGAAGATATAACTGAAGAAGAGGCAAACGCAATCATTCGTTCTAATTCGGAACGGATGCAAAGTTTAGCAGATAACGATTAACCAGGAGTTAGTATCATGGCTTTTAACGATTACTTTAAAACATACCCAAACCGCAATTCAGAGTTGCGGACAGTCGCCAAGACAATGTACGAGTTCGGCAAAACGATTGCTTCAGAGCCGTCAGCCGCACACTCGAACGGTCTTGACGAACACGCGCTTAACCGTCAGAAATCATACGTTGCTTATGCTATTGATATGGTTGCAGCGTTGAACACCAAGCCTCTTCCTGACAATCCGGCGACTCATCCTACTGACCTGCCGATTAATTTCAGCGATCCGTATTCCACGTTTACGTCTGGCATGGGCGGCGAGCAGATTCCTTTAAACGAAGCTACTCAACTACTTGCCGAAAAGTGGATGATCACCGCTGTAGAGTTGGCAAAAAGTCAAAGCGCAGCGTTAGCTGGATCATTGGTTGATTTTGACTTCCAGAGAGCCAACAACAATCTCACAGTGATCGACAAATTGATCCAAGAGATTGAGAAACGTCCATTCATTGACTTGCCTGAAACAGCCGAGCCGGGTGCGGCGTTTGGCGTTCGTAGCGGAGGTAGCCGATAATGCACACTCATTACATTAAGATTACAGTAGAAACCGGCAAGATTGATGATACAGAGGCGCATCAAGAGGTAACGGTGTTGCAGCGATCTGATTCTTCTGAGGCTACTATCCGTATGCAGCAGGCTATTACCCGCGCATTGACGGAAACGTTCATCGGCATGGGTGATGAAAAAATCGCAAGAGGCAATGACCCTGAGGTGAAGGGCAATCCAGGCGCGATTCGATAAGTTATGGCCCGTACTATTTTACTAGCGATAATGTTGTACGGGCCGTTTATCGTAGCTATGTGGTATGTAGTGAATAATTTCTGTGACTATAGTTGGGCTTGTTGATTAATGCGAAACATCTATACAGACTTATTGCTACACACTAGGCAGATTGATGATGAGAAGAAGTATGGCGACAAATATATCGGCGAGTCGTTAGCATTCACTCTCAATAGTGAGTGCGTTTACGCCTTTGGTCAGTTGGCCACTGTACCGCTAGACAGACGGCTTTATAGAGAATATTTTTCCGAACTTCGATCAAAAGGTTTCAGGAAGTTTCTTTATGAGTCAGAAGGAAAGCCCAGACCTGATTTAGGCGGAGAGAAATTGGGCTATATGAAAAACGGGGAGTTTATCCCTATTAACAACCTATGGGTTAAAGAGGTTTAAATGGCAACATATCAAGAACTACGAGGTTTATTCACCGATTCAGACTTGCAGGAAAAAGTTGAGGTTGCGCTGGTAATAGCGGCCAATACATTAAATGCAGGCACACCAACAACAGCGGATAAGGCGTGGATTGCTCACGTTATCGGCAACACGAGAGGCGAAGCGCAAAAGGCGTTGAAAATCGTCTTGGCTGAAAACTCCGGTGTAAGTGTGGCAACTATACAGGGTGCTACAGACGCAGCCATTCAAACAAATGTTGACTCTATTGTGCCAACATTGGTTGACGCATTAGCAGGAGTTTAATATGACCAGTAAAGCGTATATCGTTCCAGAAACCGCAATAACGTTTAAATCAACGGGTGGTACGGTAGCATTCACTCCTACCAGTGTAGCTACACTGGCTGGTAGG